ATTCATGTCCTCCCTTCCTTCCCCGCCAGTGTTATACCCCGAGGGTGGACGATCACCCGAGCGTATGACCATGGCCAGAGCCATCCCTTTTCTGTTGGTTGGTTTCTTGAGAGTAATGGGGAACCCCTCAACTACAAAGGGGTGGAGTATGGTAGAGTGCGTGGTGACTTGATTCTGTGGGCCGAGTGGTATGGGCGCAAGTCCCCTGACGTTGAGAATGTGGGATTGAGAATGTCCGCATCCCGAATTGCCCAAGGCATTATTGACCGGGAGGACGATTGGGGTATTAGGAAACGGGTAACGCCCGGCCCCGCTGACACGGAAATATTTAATAAGCATTCTGATCGTAATGGTCGGTGCCCTGCGGATGACATGGAAGACATTGGTGTATATTGGGAACGTGCGGATAAATCTGCGGGAACCCGGCACCGTGGGTGGGTGCGGTTGAGAGATTATCTTGAGGCGGCAGTCCCACAACCCGATGGCACTCGGGAGAAGCCGGGGTTCTTTGTGTGTGACCGGTGCCGATACTGGTTGGAGCTTTGTCCACCTATGCCTCGGGATGTTAAAGACCTTGACGATGTACCAAAGACATATGAGGACCACGCCGCCGATATGACCCGATATCGGATAAACTGGGAAATTCCTGGTATGTGGCGTAGAGGTTTCTAATATGTTAGTTTATAGTTAACCTCTTTTTACTTTTTATCAGGTGACGTAATCGTGGCACATATTCTGAACAAGAAAGACCCTAAATCCCCGGCTACCACTTCGGCAGCTTGGGATTTGATGATTAACAAGTGGGATATGGTTCATAACCTCTTGGGGGGGACCAGTGTTATGCGGGGGGAGGCCACTAGGTATATGCCCAGGCATGAGGAGGAGAGCCAGTTGAACTATGAAGAGAGACTGGCTTCCACAACCCTTTTCAATATGTTTGAGTTAACCCTAGACGCCTTGGTTGGTCGGCCCTTTAGTGACCCAGTTAAACTTAATGATGATGTTCCTTCTGATATCAAGGTGTTAACCGAGGATATAGACCTCCAAGGGAATGACCTGTCCGTTTTCTCTAGAAAGGTGTTCCGTGAGGGGGTGGGTAAGGGCCTGGTACATATTCTCATTGATATGCCTGTTATAACTGAAGAAGAAAGGGGAAAAAGGACGAAAGATGACGATAATAAAGAAGGCCGTCGTCCGTATTGGGTTATGGTGCGTCCTGAGAACCTCATCTTTGCAAGTTCCCAGAATATTAACGGACAAGAGGTATTAACCCATGTCCGTATTCGTGAGGTTATTACTGAAATGAACGGGTTTTCCGAGGAGGACACGGAGCAAATTCGTGTTTTGGAGCCGGGAAAGTTTGCAGTGTGGAGGAAGATAAAATCCAAAAAGAAGAAAGAAGAGTGGAAGGTCGTGGACAGTGGAGCGACTTCCTTAAGCGTCATACCCTTGGTCTCTTTTTACTCCAATGAAGAAAAAGGACTAATGTTGACGAAGCCACCTTTAGAGGATTTGGCACATTTGAATGTTAGGCATTGGCAGTCCACATCGGATCAGACCAACATTCTTACGGTGGCTAGGTTCCCAATGCTGGCGGTTGCGGGGGCGACAGATACATCCGGCGCAACCATGGCCATCGGGCCTAAGCAGCTTCTCGGTACGAAAGACCCACAAGGTAGGTTCTACTATGTGGAACATACGGGTAGGTCGATAGAGGCGGGGCGTCAAGACCTGTTGGACCTTGAGGAGATGATGGCCTCTTATGGTGCTGAGTTTCTTAAACGTCGTCCAGGCAATGCTACCGCTACGGCTAGGGCGCTTGATTCTGCGGAAGCTACCAGCCCACTTCAAGATATGACCGTTCGGTTTATGGACGCAATAGACCGGGCTTTGGATATAACCGCACAGTGGCTAGGTCAAGAAGAGGGGGGCACTGTTGAGATAACTACAGACTTCGGACCCGAGCGTATTAATGAGGCTCATGTTGGTGCCTTGTTGGCCCTCCGTGAAAGTCGTGACCTATCCGCTAAACATATGCTTCTTGAGTTGCAGAGGATGGGGGGACTGGCAGATGATTTCGATTTTGAGGCCAATTTAGCTGAACTGGCTTCTGAACCGGTGCTTCTTGTTACCCCCACGCTGAAGAAACCAACGTCAGACGAGGACTAATTATGGATGACAAGGTGGTATACATAGATTCCAATCAGGAAGAGGTGGTGTCGCTTCTTCAGGAGGCGCTAGACAAGGCCAAGAATGGGCACTATAAGTACCTAGCGGTGGTTGGTGTGCATGATGAGGGGGAGTTGGACTTCACCGCCGTAGGGGTTCTTGATAGTGTTGATGACGCACTTAAAGTGACCGGTGTTTTTGGATATCTATCCAACACCCTCTATAATAACATTGGGATGGAGACTGAATTTGAGTACGAAGCCCCCCAGGTCTAAATCAAGTGTGGTGTTAAGCCAACGAAAACGAAAGGTTTTCTTAGAGGTTTTAGGTCGTACCGGTAAGGTGAAGACGGCAGCAGAGGCCGCTGGCTACGCTGATTCCTCATTCATGGGGCGTATAAGGCGTCAAGATGAGGAGTTTGCTAAAGAGTGGGAACAGGCATTAAGGACTGCCGCAGAGGATGTTCTTGAACCCGCAGCCATTGAGCGGGCGGTTGAAGGGGTTATGGAGGATGTGTATTATCAGGGGGATGTTGTAGGCCAACGGATTAACTATTCAGATCAGCTACTTATGTTTCTTTTGAGGGGGGCCAAGCCCGAGAAGTTTAGAGAGAATGTGAATGTTAGTGGAAGGCTGGATGGGGAGTTCGGTGTATCCGTAATACCGATGGTGGCGTCTGACGAGGATAATTGGGAAAAATCGGCTATAGAGTTGCACGAAAGACATAAAATGGTGGATATAACTCCTAAAAAACCAGGTGAAGAGGGGGAGGTAGAGGCCCCTGTGAGGATATCTAGGAAATGAGACCGGTCCATCACGCTTGGAAAAAGCTGTTTCTTATGGAGGTGGGTAAGGGTATGCCTACGCAGACGGCGGCGGCTAGGGTTGGCGTGGGGCTTGATAAACTGTATGCTGAAAAGAAAAGAGACCCCGAATTTGCAAAAGAGTGGGATGTGACGAGGCAGAATAGTGGCGCTCAACCGAAATGGTAATTATGGAATATATCAAGGTTATAATGTTTATAGCCTATTTCTTTCCGGGGGAGCCATACCCCCTTGTAATACAGAGGGAAGTGACTTATGAAGAGTGCTATCAAACACACCGGGCGGCATTAGAGTATGGTATAATGTATCCCGATGAGGATTACCGAGTAATGATAGAGTGTATAAACCACCCCGCCGACAAAAAGGCACAATATAAAATAATAGGAGATGACGATGGAATTTGATTTTGAAAACCATATGAGTGTTGAAAATCTGGACGGTATCCCTGAAGAGTACCGTGGGTTGTATACTGAGAACCCCGAAGGCGGGTTTGCGGTTTCTGATGCCGCGAAGCCTTTGGCGGAGGCATATTCCGGTCAGACCAAGGCTCTCAATGACGCTCGGGGGCATAACAAGACCCTGAACAGTGAGAATGCGGATCGCCGTGGCGCGGTCAAAGCCTTTGAGACTTTGGCACAGGAGTTGGGTCTTGATGGGGATGATGTAGCCGGTGTCCTTAAAGAGCATATCACCGAACTCAATAGCAAGGTTAAGAACGGCTCTGAGATTCAGGTGAACATTGATAAGATCAAGGCCGACCATGACCGGTCTCTACAGGAGGTTGTATCCGGCAAGGATGCGGAGCTTAGAACCAAAGATGAGGCGCTGAACCGGTATCTGATTAGTCAGGCGGCTACAGCGGCGATTGCGGAGTCGAAAGGGTCCGTTGAGCTTTTGGTGCCTCATATTAAGGAGCGCGTCAAAGTATTCCAAGAGGGTGACGACTATGTTGTTCGCGTAGTTGACACCGCAGGGGACGCTCGTTCTGATGGTAAAGGTGGTTGGATGGGTGTGACCGATTTGGTTAATGAGATGAAGGCATCACCCACTTTCGCCCGCGCTTTTGAGAGTGAAGTAGGTTCTGGCAGTGGCACTACACCCACCGGTCCGCAGCGTCAACCGGTTAAACAGGAATCAGAGATGACTTCCACGGATAAGATCAGTGCGGGACTATCTAAGAACCAGCACAGAAGTGGAAGGCCAAGTGTATAAATATGCGTAGGGGGTTGACAACCCATATGCAATAGTAAATATTGTACTTATTCGGTATGTACTGTTGTCGGGTGTGATATTCGATATTGTGCATGAGGAAGTAGCGTTTTGAGGGTGATCCAACGAACGCGAGGGTGAAGGTAGTGTGAAGCTACGCCTCCGGACCGGTTTCCAATTTTGAAAACCTTTATGGAGGAATATAATCATGCCTAGCGTTACCCTTGCTGAATCCGCAAAACTCGCTCAAGATGAACTCGTTGCTGGTATTATCGAGAATATCATCACCGTCAACAAAATGTTTCAGGTTTTGCCCTTTGATGGTATCGACGGCAATGCCCTCGCGTATAACCGTGAAAATGCCCTCGGTCCTGTAGCCACCACGGGTGTTGGTGATTCCGATGGCGACATCGGCGCGGGTGCCACCGGTACCAACAGCACCGAGCGGCAAGCGGCTAAAGACGCGGCCACCTTCACACAGATCACGTCCTCGCTGACCACCATCATGGGTGATGCCGAGGTTAACGGCCTGATCGACGCCACTCGTTCAAGTGACGGCAACGATCAGACTGCGGTGCAGATTGCATCCAAGGCTAAGTCCGCTGGTCGTAAGTACCAAGATATGCTTATTACTGGTGACGGCACCAACTTCACCTTCACTGGTCTGTTGACCCTTTGCGTTGCTGACCAGACGGCGGTTACGGGTGCTAACGGTGGGCCTCTGTCTTTCGCATTTATGGACGAGATGATGGACTTGGTTGTGGACAAAGACGGTGACGTGGATTATATGGCTATGCCCGCCCGCACCATCCGGTCCTACCTTGCTCTGCTTCGTGCCCTTGGCGGGGCCTCCATTGGTGATGTGGTTGAACTCCCCGATGGCTCCTCGGTTCCTGCCTATCGCGGTGTGCCCATCTTCCGGAACGACTACATCCCGACCAATCAGGTCAAGGGTGGTGGGTCTGCCCAGACTACTATCTTCGCGGGCAACTTCGATGATGGTTCTCGTACCCATGGTATTGCGGGCCTTACGGCTTCTAATGCCTCCGGTATTCAGGTGGTCGATGTTGGAGAGTCCGAGACTAAGGACGAACGCATCTGGCGAGTTAAGTGGTATTGTGGCCTTGCACTGTTCTCTGAAAAGGGAATTGCCTGTGCCGATGGCATCACCGACTGATTGAGTTAGGGGGCTTCGGCCCCCTTTCTCCCTAACTACATAGGAGATGTTAATATGACCGCTTATCTTGTTGAACTCCCCTCAGTCGGTGGCCTTACGCTTCCGGAGGGGGCTAATAAATTTGTAGTTTTCGATACTTCGGTGGCCAACGCTCGCCTCGCTGTTCAGGCCCATTTTGGTGGTGATGCAGACGCAGTTATCGCTGCCGCAGTTACCACCGTAACTGAAATTGTTGCCGGTACGGATATGGCCGGTTATGAGGGCCGGGTCACTATCATTGGCGCTGCTGCTCAAGTCGCCCCGCTCATTGATATCACGGCCAAAGGTACACGCATCCATATTGGTGGGGTTACGCTTAACGACGGGGGTACTGCCACCTACGTCATTGACGATATTTTGACCGCAGTAGGGGGTACGTTTACCCGCGCTGCCACCTTCCGGGTTACCACCGTTTCTACTGGGGTTATTACAGCGGTAGAGCTTGTTGATCCGGGTGACTATGATGTTGCCCCCTCGCTTGTTGCCAACGCGGTTACAGGTGGTGGTGGTACCGTCGCGCTTTTGGACATGACCATAGCCGTTGAGGGTAGTTATGAGGCTATCGTTGGTCAACTCGTTACCGAGCTTAATGCTCATGCTGAAATCGCTGGTGCGGATGTTGATTTGTCAGAGGGTGCCGCCGGGGCTCGACTTTTGACGGTTGCTGCCATTGCCGACAATCTTGGTGATGGGACCATGACCTTCACAATGTCGAAAAATAAGGTAGCGTACACACCTTTGGTTAGTACCATTGTCCATGAGGGTATTGCTGCTGCGGTTTTGACTGCTGCCGTTCCCGCCTCTGCGTTGCCCTTGCCGAGTATTACTCCTGTTAAAGGTTAATCCTAAACGGGGTTGATAACTGACACAAAACGTGTTTTATTAGAGGATGGTCTGGGGATGAACCCTAGCCATCCTCTTTTTAATAATGGAGATAGACGATGAGCGGAAATGTTAGGGCAGAGTTTGAACTTGTTGGCCACTACGCGGGTAGTAACCTTCTTGTTAACGGCCATCAGTTTATTAACGGTAAGTATGTCTTTATTGGGAGCCCGGAGTTAGCCCATAATGTGACGGTTGCTCTCAGGTTCTACCGAGGCTACTTAGTGGGTTCTCCTGAGTGGGAACAGGCTAAGAGAGAAGAGGAATCAAATGGCAAGCGTGATACTCAAGAGGACGAAGGGGAAGGGCAGACAGAACACCTTCAAGGCGGGGTTCAGCCGGAAGGGGAAGGGTCTCCCCCGGAAGAAGCAGCAGACAGCGAACAGCCAGTTGAATCCCCAGAAGGGGAAGAGGGGTCTGAGGATCAGGGGAGTGGATCGGAGGACGCCGGGGATGTCTCGGAGCAGGAGAGGAAAGAGGTAGACACAGACCTTGTTAATTTGATCTATGCCCTCGACCCTGCGAATGACGATCATTGGAATGTTAGTGGTCTGCCCAGCTTGAGCGCGATTGAAGAGGCGTATAGCCCCGATGTTACGCGGGACGATATTGAACAGGCTATTCCTGGGTATAACAGGGTACAGGCCGCTGAAGAGAAGGCGGAAGAGGCGGTAGACGAAGCCTAATAGATAGTCTATATTTATTATTGAACTACTTTTGGAGGAAAGAAACATGGGTACAACTGCATCACGGGCGGCTGAGTTTAAGAAAGACGCCGAAATGGATCGTGCGCCGGGTGGGCATAAGAATGTCAATAGCCGCGCTAGGAAGTCCATGGCCAGTGTTCCACGTACCGAGCCTATCAAGGGTCCGGATAAGGGAATGGGCTGATCCCCGCTAGGAGGGTTTTTACATGGCTCTCGTAGTTGAGGACGGTAGTGGGTTAAACACCGCTAACGCCTATGTTAGTGAGGCGTTTGTTGACACCTATCACGATGATAGGAACAATACCGCTTGGACTGATTACACACCTCCTGAGAAACAGGCCGCTATTATACGTGCCACTGACTATATCGACAAAAGGTTTGGCAGACGTTTTCGTGGGTACCGGAGAACCAAAGAACAGGCATTGGAATGGCCTCGGTTGGACGCGGAGGATGATGACGGTTTTCTGCTTTCCAGTGTGGATGCGGTCCCTCGTAATCTTGAAAAAGCCGCAGCGGAGTATGCCCTCCGGGCCGCGCTGTGTGGTGTCCTTGCCCCCGATCCCATTAGCAGCGTCCCTAAACAGAGCCAAGAATCTGGAAGCACCACCCGCCCCGATGCGGGGGTTACGGGTGAGATTTCTATGAAGAGGGAACAGGTCGGACCCATTGAGGAGGAAACCCGGTACGACACCCGGATTAAGAACACCTCCGGCAATTTAGGGGCTGGTGCCAAGTCCGTTCAGTCTGGTAATGTTAGTGACTTCAATATCCCCGAGTATCCGGAAGCTGATATGTGGATTGAAGAGTTACTTGTTTCCGGGCTAGGTATAACATTGGCGAGGGCCTGAGTATGAAATACAAATCAAGAGAAATGAGAAGGCTGTACGAAGTGTACCTCTATGCTGGCGATCCGGATGATCCCGACACAGAGATTGTCACAGAGACGGTTGTAGCATGGAACGCGGTGGATGCTGTTCGGCGGTGTTCGGGTAGACGGGCCGCATCTGAACCGGTTATGGTTGACCACGTTTCTTGGGATGAGCCCCCTCTTATCATTAAGGACACGTCTGGTCCCACTGACGAGGTAGTAAAGCCGAGTATCGTCACCGAAGAGTATTGAGGTGACGGATGGTTGCTGCAACATACACTTCTGACCTCACAGATATATATCTTTTTGAATCTACTACAAATGTATCCGCTTGGAACATAACAGGCGGGAGCGGGTCCGGTTTGGGTGCTGGACAGGATTACGCTATTGAGGGCACTAATGCCGTTGATAAACAGGTTAGTGCGTCCGAAAAAGGTTTTATGTATAATTTAATGTCGGTCACTATCGGCCCCAATGACCATTTCTTCATATGGGTTACTGTGGCGGTGTATGGTGGGGTTGCCATAAGGGACAGTCGGGGGATTGCCGTCGCCATTGGTGATGATACCACTAACTATGTTCAGTACCACGTTAACGGTTCGGATACCCTTCCCGCTGGTGGCATTTTCCCTTATGCTATTCGGCATAATAATGTAGGGCTGGATACCCGCCGCACAGTTACGGGGTCTCCGGGGGTGGCACCTGACCATATAGGCGCTACCGCTAATGTTACTATCACTGCCAAGTTTTCAAACTTAGCTTGTGACGCGGCCAGGGTCGGTACTGGATACACTATTTTAGGTGGCACAGGAGCTAACGACCCCGCGAACCTATCAGGTATCGCAACCGATGATGAGGGCACAGCGGAAGGTGTTTTTCAGACCGCTTCAGGCGGGTTTAAAATGCAGGGTAAGCTCCGCCTTGGCCAGTCAGGCACGGAGGGGGAGCTAACTGATATCAATACGAATATTTTCCTTATTGAGAACCTAGATGGTCACACCCTCTCTGACTTTTCAGAAATAGTCATTTCTGATGACCTTTCTATATTGACACTTACTAATGTAAACATTATAGCCTTGGGCACTGGTAATCCGGGTAGACTTGAGGTTGTAACTCCGCTTGTAACTGCTCAAGATGAGACCAGTTATGATAACAGTCCGACCTCAGAGGGCACTTTCTCTGGTGGCACGGGCCACGCCGCATCGGACGTAATCACCTTGGATGACGGTTGGACTACCGTGACTGTTGACGCGGTTAGCGGCGGCGTAGTGACTCAGTTCACCGTTGGCAGTTTGTTTGGTAGGAGTGCCGTGGCCGGAACCGCTATGACCCAACAGTCAACTACTGGATCAGGAGCCAGTTTCTCCTTAACTCCTGATACGGATAACATAGTTGCGGCGGGCACTGTGCCCCTTAGTAATGTTGGTTTTATTGATTTTGGTAATACGGTTGCCGGGTTGAATGACAGCTATACCGATTGCAGATGGATTGGCTGCGATCAAGTTATAGCCAACAGTGCGGATTTTAATGGAAGCTCCTTTGAGGGGTATCGTCAGGTCATCATTGATGCTCAAGATGAGACCAGCTATGACGATTCCCCACCCATAGAGGGTACTTTCACCGGGGGCACCGGGCACGCGGCGAGTGACATTCTTACGTTATCTGATGGTACGTTAATAACGGTAGACGCGGTTAGTGGTGGAGTGGTTACTCAATTTACGGTGGATAGTTCTGCGTCTCGCCCATCAACAATGAGCGTGGCCCTTACACAACTATCTTCAGATGGATCGGGGGTTAATTTTACTCTTACACCAGATTCAGAGAACTTTGCTAGTAGCGCGTATATGGTGTGGGGGACGGATGATCCAAACGGGGAGTTGGATAACACAACCTTTACGAGAGGTATTAATCCCACCCACGCAATAGAGTTTCCTGTGGGAATAGCAACTTCCATTACCTTGACTGACGTTACTTTTGTAGGGTATAACGGCTTAGAAGATGCTAAGGACACAGCCCTTTGGTTTAGGGACACCAGTGGTACCATAACGGTTAACATATCCGGGGGTACCGAGCCTACATTCAAGTCAGATGGGGCAGATATCGTTATCAACGCGGGGGTCACAGTAAGTATAACGGTGACAGACTCAGATGGCGGGGCTGTGGAGGGGGCTAGGGTCAGGATAGAATTGGATTCTGATGGTAGTGAAGTCGCTCAAGGAGAGACTAACGCCAGTGGGATTTTCTCCGATTCATCGTTTAGCTATGTGTCGGATACCGCTGTTCTTATAAAAGTGCGGCTTAGGGGGTTTAAACCCTTCCGCACTGCTGGTACAATACTTTCAACTGGATTGAGTGCGGGTGTTACTCTACAGAACGATGTTATAGTAGACTTGCCGTAGGAGAGAAATAATATGGCTATTGCAGACGACTGGGACTTTGATTACGCGAATAAGCGATTGAGCCATATTGACGGCGTTTTGAGCTATGATACTGGTGCTGGTAGACAAGCGGCAGTGAATGAATATATTCGCGGGTCTACTTCTGGTGCCGTGGGTAAGGTTCTGTCTGTAACGGGCAATACCGCAGCGGGCACTCTCACCCTTACTAGCGTGGTAGGTCTCTTTGAGGACGGCGAACTCATTGAGGTTCTCTCAGAAGTGGGCTTTGATGCGGTTACGGCGGGTAACGGGGGCTTTGCCGTTGGGGACACCGTTGTAGATCAAGTCACCGGTTCTATCGTAGTCAGGGTTATTGAGTACAACGAGGACGGTACGGGTCTAGCCGGTAAGATTTTTGGAGATTCGTGGGCGTCCTTCGCGGACAATAGCCAGCTTGATATTTCAGGTGGTCAGACGGATGTGGCGGATGCAGACACTGTAACGGCTAACGTGGATAACAGCGCGGCGTTGACCACAACCCTCTCCAATGGCACTCTAGCGGTGCCGGGAACCGCCAATACAAATGACGCTATTCTTATTAATTATGACGCGGGTACCGTTGCTATCCCTGAACAAGCTCTTATTGAGGACGCCACTACAGGGGCCATCGGACTTGTAGAACAGGTCTATGGTATCACTGCAACTGGCTCTGTCCGTATTGTGGATTATAATTCCGCTGGGGTGTTTACAGATAATAATGTTCTCCGGGTAGATCAGGTTATTGCATATAACAACCAAGTTGCTGGTGAGGTTTTCTCTGTTGGTGACGTTGTTGTGGGGGGTACTTCCAGCGCGACAGGCCGGGTGCTTGCCGATACCGGTACCCAGCTTATCCTTGCAGATGAGTCAGGTACGTGGACCACGACTGAAGACCTCAATGTTGGGGGGACCAAGATCGCGGAGGCGAACGGGACCAATGATGTCCTTAATGTCGGGGTCATTGATATACCTAACGGTATCAGGACAGAACAACGGCCTACGAGCGTGGGCGGTGGGGTAGACCAAGGGGGTATTTATGACCTTGCTGACTCACTGAATGTTGTTCGTAAATTCAATAGTCTGTATACGCTATCGCAAGATACCTTTGACGAACTCCTACAGATGGATGACGACGAAGCTCTTGACGCCGATGTGAAGGGTGGGGCGTATCGTCTGGTCTTTGACTGGAATATTCCCGATTTGTCCGTTCGTTTTTTGAGGAAGGGCGCTCTTACGGATACCTCCGGGGCTAACGTGTGGGCTAATCCTCAAACGGTTGGCGTCCTTAATAAGATTACGGACACAGCGTTTGATTACACCTCGGCGCAGCCGTATAAGCAGCCGCAGATGTATATTGAGCAGAACGGAACTAAGATCGACAGTTGGTGGCTTGAAGGTCAGATTGACGCACTCATTAAAACCCGTACTCGTACTGATGTTCGGTTTATAGCCCCAGCCACCCCTGGTTTGGGCCAGTTGATTTCAGGTGGTGATCCTGTGGTTGCCGGGGGGTACACAATTTTCAATAGGGAATTCGGTGTAAGCACTTACGATACCACGCAAGCGGATGGTTCCGCTGGCGGCGTGAACACTGTTGCGTTGGGCACAGGTGATGACGCTACCAATAACCCCAATGGTACTCACACCATGGACTACACCGGGGGCTCTGGTGCAACTCTAGTGGTTGGGGAAGAGTTTACAGCG